ATGCGGCAAGAAAGCAATAACAGCTTATAAAAGCATAAAATCATTTGAGCTAAAGGCCGAATGCCCTAAATGTAAGAGGCTTGGCACTATGGAGATAGATAAGGTAAAATAAACCGCTTAACTAATAACCAAATAAGGTAGAATTATGGCAGTTAAGAAAACAAAAACAGCTAGTAAAACAGCTAGTTTAAATGTTGGAAGGAAGGCACCAACTGGAAGTAAAAAAACTAAAAGGGCTAAGAAGACTAAAGCATGATTTGGGTAATATCTGGCGTATTTGTATTATTAACTTTCCTAAACCGAAGGGATTCGGTTAAGTTTCGCACATCTTTATCTTTTGCAGTTATTCACCTTTTGAATACTGTAATTAGCTTTTATGGTATTGCGTTCTACTATAGCGCCATTGGGTCAAGCATAATATTGCTATTATATCCTCTGATGTCTAGCCAGAGAAATTGGGTTATATTGCTTGCTATCATATTGACATTATGTATAAGCGTTAATTTGTTAGGTATCATTAATTATGAGCTTTGGAATATTAAGGCTATATCGAGCTTTATAGACGTTAGTAATTATATGACGACTGTTTTAGAGATGATTGTACTGGCAAGCGTTGTAAATGGTAACTTTAACGGATATTATACAGATACTATTAAGCGAATGGGGCAACATTCTGTTTGGGGTGTACCTACTCGTATCAATTATAAACTTTATATATCAAAGATTATTAAAAGATGAACCCAGAAGGCGCGATAAACGGGACAATAGAAAGCACGGCGACGATTAAAGGTGTTGCTGTTACTAGCGGCACAGTTGGCCCGTCTGCTTACATATTAACTCAAGCGCCCTGCACTATAGATTACTCCTCCCCTCACATACTCATACCTCTCTCAGTATCTATACTAACTGGGGTGTGGGTCATCCTTAATATCTACGAGAAGATTAAAAAATAGTTTAAAAGAGGTATTATATTAAATAACCCACGTATAATAAAAATTATAATAATACCCACGACCTAGCTTAGTACCTCATACCTACTAGGCTTTTTTTTGCTTAAAAATAGTCGATCCATCATACCCAATCAACTAATCCCGTTTACTAGTATAAGGGGGCGTTTACTAGTATAAGCCCCTTGAACCGGTACAAACTATTTACACCAGTACACGCAGCCGTAATACGACTGCATTCAACCGTACTTACAAAGTTGTAATTTTATTGCTATAATTACAAGTCAATTAACTAGACCGCTAATTAGTAGATAATTACCAGTCTGGTAGACGGTATAGAAATACCAATAAGGGCTATAGAGATGGCTATTAAGAAAACAGCAAAGAAAACAGCAAAGAAAACAGCAAAGAAAACAGCAAAGAAAACAGCAAGGAAGCCAAGAAAACCCACAGGGAATCCAGTCGGACGACCCTCTTTTGAAATAACTCCCGAAGTATGCGAAAAGGCTGAAACCCTATCAGGGCAAGGTCTTGCAGAATATCAGATAGCCGATGTGCTAGGTATAAGCCAAGAAACACTAATTAAAAGAAAGAAAGAATTTATTGAATTTTCTGAAGCTATAAGCAGGGGTAAATCTAAAGGAATAGAAAAGATAACTAATGCTTTGTTTAATAACGCTTTGGATGGCGATACACCAGCACAGAAATACTTTCTAAATAACCGAGATAACGCAAACTGGAAGGATAAGCAGGAAGTAGCTTTAACTACGCCAGAAGGCATTACATTTATTAACCATTATTAAGAGGGTTATATGAAAGAATTTGTTAGCGTTAAGTTCACGGAAAAGATGAAACGCCACAGAATTAAGGTATATATTCCCGCTTACTATGAAATGGTCTTTGGTAGCAAACTACTAATGCAAACGCTTAGAGATGCTATTATTGGTCTAAATGTATGGCATTATCACATAGAGCCTGAGAATGACGGTGATGGAGCTTTTCTATGCTTGTTTAATAAAGACTCCTTTCCCGAAGTTGAAGACGATCAGCCCACACCAGACGCGACACTATGGTTAAGCGCTACTAAGGGCTGGATGGTTCAATGGGAGAAATGCGAAGAGGGCCAGATTCTATTGCCTTCAGGTCCGGCTATCGGTAAAACTCTCGGCATTATTCACTAAATGACAACACTCACCTATATAGCAGAACCTACCGCTAAGAAGTTCCATAGGAGTGAGGCCGTCGTGCGTGGCTTTATGGGGCCGGTTGGCAATGGTAAGTCTGTTACATGCATTAAGGAGATACTACGATTAGCAGAAGACCAGTGGCCTAACGAGGACGGTATAAGGAAAACCAGATGGGCTATCACTCGTAATACCTCGTTAGAGCTTAGAACAACTACTCTCAATACTTGGAAGCAATGGGTTCCCGAGCAAGTATGCCCTATCAACATGCATCCAATGATTACAGCTAAGTTTAAGCAGCCCTTATCAGACGGTACTAGCATGGAATTTGAGGTCTATTTCCTAGCGCTTGATAGGGATGAGGACGTTAAAAAACTATTATCTCTAGAGGTTACGGGTATTTTTATTAATGAAGCCCGTGAAATGAGCTACGCGGTAGTTAAGGGTAGTAGGGAAAGGATAGGCCGTTACCCGTCTGTTATTGATGGCTACGAGGATAATCCTAAAAAGAACTACAAAGCGCCCCGATGGACTGAGGCAATGCTTAACATGGATAGCCCTGTTGAACGTGAGCTGTTAGGCAAGTACAAGCCCTGTAAGCGTAAAGCTCTCTTAATGGACACTAACCCCTCAGACGATGATCATTGGTGGTATCAGTTAGCTGAAGAGGATTGCTTAAGAAGTACGCCCGAACATACAAAGGAATTTGCTAAGAGTGAGACTAGAAGAATATTCGAGTTCTTCAGAGGTCCAGCCCCACTAATTAAGCAGATTGATGGCAGCTACACGCCTAATCCTTTATCTGAGAATATAGATCACTTGCCCGGTGGCTTTCAATACTACTTAGATATGATTGCTGGTAATGATGAAGACCACATTGACGTTATGGTTCTGGGCAATTACGGGCACTTGAAGACTGGTAAACCTGTCTATCAGGAATATAACGACCGCTTACACTGCCCTGAGACTGGCATAGTGCCGATTAAAGGCGTACCTATAGCTATGGGCTGGGACTTTGGATTAACTCCCTCATGCGTCATAGGACAAATGACAGCGCTTGGCCAATTCATAGTGCATGATGAGTTATTCTCTGAAGATATGGGTGTAAGACAGTTTGCCCGTGATATTGTTAAACCTTTGCTAGCAACTAAATACAGTGGCTTTGAAGTATTGTTTAGCCTTGGTGATCCTTCTGGAAGCGCTCGGGGTGAGAGTGAGGCTAAGTCGGCCATTGGTATATTGAACGATGACTACGTTGATAATGAGGACGGGGATATTATAGTTCCTTTGAATATGGGCTTTTACACTGAAGGCGCACCTACTAATGATCCTACCGCTAGGCTTGATGCTGTTAAGGGGTTTTTAACTCGATTGGTTGACGGTGGCTACCCTGCTTACGTACTTAATAAAGAATGCAAATACTTGCGAAAGGGCAAGATGGGAGGGTACAAATACAAAAAGATTCAATTATCAGGTGAAAGCCGTTACAATCTTAAGCCTGACAAAGATATTTACTCACACCCCGCCGATGCTGAACAGTATTTAGCTTGCGGGTTTACTCGTGGGAATCATGTAACACGCGCAGATGAGTACGACGATAACTACTACGCGGATGAACACGAAGACGAGGATAACGCACTTGGCTATTAAAAAACTATTAGAACTAATGAGCGATATTAATATTGCTGAAATGATATTAGACCAAGAAGGTGGAGAGCATGAGCTTGGTGTTATTGGCCGTGAAGCTCAAGAAGGATTCCAAGCTGATTGGAAGTCAATGGCAGAATGGCGAGCTGATAACGAGAAAGGTATAGATTTAATAACCCCCGCAACTAAGTCCCGTTCTACTCCTTGGGAGAATGCTTCTAACTTTAAATCCCCAATACTAATGGAAGCCCGTCTTAAGTTTGGTGATCGTGCATCACAGGAGCTTCTAAGGGGCGACGACCTAGTTAAAGCTAAGCCGGTAGGTAACGACCCTACTGGTGAGAAAGCCGACCGTATAGAGCGTGTAGAGGCCACAATGGACTACCAGCTCACAACTGAGTCGGACACATGGGTAAAAGAGCAAGATAAGTTACTTTATGACGTTTCTTGTCAGGGTTCGATGTTTAAGAAGACATTTTACAATTCTAATTTAGGTCATAACGAATCAGAGGTTATTAAGTTTCCCAACTTTGCTATCAGTCAGGAAGCCAGAACTTTAGAAACTGCACCAAGATTTACCCACAGGATTTATAAAAGCCCGCGAGAGGTTCAGGAACTTATACTTTCAGGTGCTTGGTTAGATCGAAAGATTGAATTAGGCGCTAAGACTGGTGAGCGTGAAGAGAATGAAGCCACACAAGATAAGATCACAGAATTTTATGAACAAGAAACATGGCTAGACTTGGACGGTGACGACTATTCAGAGCCTTATATCGTCACTCTGCACGCTGCTAGCGGTTCAGTTGTGCGTATTGTTGCTCAATATAACCTTGATGACATTATTGTGATGGATGAGATTGGTAGGGCTTCTAGCGTTGACCGTCTTATTTTGCGTGATAATTCAAATGAACCTATATTCATTGATGATGAGCTACAGTTTGAAGGCGACATTGAAGAGCGTACCGTTGTTAAGATTACTAGAGATGAGGCCATAACTGAGTACCCATTTATATCTGATCCTAAAGGAAATTTCCTGAGTGTTGGTTACTTCCATGTTCTAGGTGCTTACTGTCAGGGTATTAATACAACTACAAACCAGCTAATAGATGCCGGCACTATGGCTAACCTTCAGGGTGGTTGGTTGGCTAGAGGATTTAGGAAGAAGCTCGGCAACTTAAAGATTAAGCCGGGCACGTTCCATTCTACAGACATTAGCGCTCAAGATTTGGCTACTGGTATTAGGCTGTATGATTTCAAAGAGCCTAGCCCTACCCTATTTCAATTAAATCAATCTATGCAAGCAGAAGCTCAAAGGCTCTCCAGCACAACTGATTTAAGTGCAGCCCTTGGACAGAATACGCCAGCTACTACTGCATTAAGCATAGTGCAAGAACAGCAAGAGGCTAACGGTGCTTTGATCCTACGCATATATAGGGCAATGGCTAAAGAGTTTCGTATATGGTTTAAGCTTAACGCTAAGTTTATGGACCCTGCATTTTATTCTGAATTGGTCGATAATAAAGATGCTGATCCTATAAAAGACTTCTCTATGTCTGATATGGATATCATCCCTGCAATGAACCCGCAAAGCTCTAGCACTATTCAAAGATTGCAAAAGGCTAATGCTCAATTGTCTATTTTAGGTCAGATAGAACAGTCAGGTGGTGACGTTCAGGCAGTCATTAAGGGTTATTTAGAGGCTATTGGAACGGATAACATAGAAGCTATCTATCCAGAGCTTACAGAAGAGCAGCAAGCCGCACAGCAAGCAGAGCAAGAAAGAATTAAGCAGCTTAATGAGGAGCTAAGATTCTTACCGATAAAAGCACAGGCTGACATAGGTGAGGCTGAAAGATTGAAAGCTGAGGTTAAACTAGGTGAGTTGCAGATTAAAATGCGTGATTCTGAAGGTAATGAGCGAAAAGTGTTTGCTGAAACTCAATTAACACAAGCGAAGATAGGCAATACAGAAGCAGATACTTACCTAAAAGCTGAACAAGCGGAAACGGAATCGACTAAGAACGCTACTAATATCGTACATGCTGAATTGAAGATTAAAGAATTTGAAAGGATGAATGAAGAGGATATCAGAAAGAACGTGGTGAATATGGAAACTAATGAACTAATCGGATTGCTGAGCCAGTAATGGGATTCAAAACAATAGTAGCTAAAGAACTAGCTAAACGCGCTAAAGATGGTGATGGTGATGCTGTTAACTATGTTACTAAAAAAATTCAGGCTTATCACGGTACGCCTCACGATGTAGATAAGTTTAGCTCTGCGAATATAGGTACAGGCGAAGGTGCTCAGGCTTATGGTCATGGGCTTTACTTTGCTGAGAATCCTGATGTGTCTAAAAATTACACAAAAGTTGGCCTATTTAATAGGCAGTTAGAGAGAGATGGCGTCAAAATAGACTCGCCAGAAAAAGCGAGAATGGAAATAGACGTACATGATGGTGATATAGAAAAGGCATTAGAGAAAATACAAGCCCGCATTAATACGCTAGACAAATCAGGCGGGAATATAGCAGACAAAGTGAAGCGGGAATACCAAGACTCTAAAGACTGGATTATTAGAAATAGAGAGGGGTTAGTTATTGCTCCAGAAAAACAAGGAAACCTCTACAAAGTAGAACTAGACATAGACCCAGACACAGAGATGCTTGATTGGGATTTGCCATTGAGTGAGCAGCCTGAATACATACAAGATATAGCTAAAAATTTAGATGTAGATGATAGCTATGCTATGGGTAAGACAAAGGGTGTTTTGCAAGCCTATAAAGATGGTAGAGATGTAGGAGTAGAGGCAACTGGTCAAGATTTATATAGAGCTTTGGCTGATTATGGTGGCGAGTCTATAGAAGGCTCTAAAGCATTAGCAGACGCTGGCATCAAAGGCGTGCGCTACAATGATGGATTCTCTCGCGGTAAAGAGGGAGGCACAAAGAACTTTGTAGTATTCGATGATTCTCTAATCTCAATAGCTGAGAAAAACGGCATACCTATGAATCAGGTAGATGAGCTAGCACAGAGTCAGGGCATACCTAAACAACAAGCCTTAGCAATGTTAGTAGGTGGCGGTACAGGAATAGCATTGATGGGAGGTAGTGAGAGGGCAGAGGCGGGTGTAGGCGGTGCATTTGTAAAAGGCGCTACATCTGTTGACAAGCTCAAAGACGCTGCAAGAAAAGCTAACCTAGACCCTAATCAAATTAAAACTAACCCTGATGGCTCTATATCCTACCCAGAAGAGTACATAAACCCTCTAAGCGATATAGGCGCGGGTGATGTAAGGAGAGAGGTAGCTATTCATAATGATGAGATTATGGGTACTGATACTAAGGGTGAGTTCAGCCCTTTAAATAAATATCATGGCGCTGCTAAGGACG